CAAGGCGCTGCGCTCGATGGCCGCGTTGAACTTGGTGAACAAGGCGTCAAAGGCGCGGAATGAGATGCGGAAATTCGACATGGGTTAGTCCTCTCTGTGACTGATTCGCGGTTTGATTGTGGTGATTGTAAACTTTTAGTCAAGCCTTGCAGTACGGCTTCTGGCTCAGTTTGAGCCGCACTCCGGCAGGTTCGACAGATGCGAAGGCCCCGCCCGAGTAGCGCCGGCAATCCAATGCGGCGCCACGGGCCACGACCTCCCGATTGATTTCGACAGATCCGACATAGCAGCGGGCGACGTGCCGGCCATAGCCGTCCATCGTTCGGACCCGACACCACACGGTCTTCCGGCCGGCCAAATTTTGCAAAACCTGGCGCGCGTTTGTTCCTCCCGGCTCGTGTAATTCGGCAGCGTCAACACCCCATAGCCGGACGGATAGCTTGCCGAATCGCAGCGTGTCCCCATCGACAGCGTAAGGCGTGCCGCAGATCAGGTTGAGGAGGAGGACCGTGACGCATGTCATTCCTTGTCCTCCCCAAGCGCAACGCGGGCAATCTGCCAAAAACTCTCAACATCTTCCGGGTTTTCGACCATGTAACGCAGCGCCTCACGCAGCCGCTTGATCTCACCAAGCATGTCCTCCTCGGCATCCTCTTCGCCGTCCTGATGGCCTTGGTTATAGCCCGCCCACCAAGCCTCGCCTTCTTTATCAGTGAGCCGCGTGCCGTCCTCCCAATACAGCCCAGCACCGTCCTCGTCTTCCTGTCCTTTGACCATGATCATTCCTTGTCCTCCAAGATGGATACCCTCGGCAGCGTGATCTTCTTCGGGCGGGTCGCTTGGTTCCTTCCAAAGCCGCCTGTCATACTCGCCAGCATGTGCCGCTTGTGCGCTTCGGCATCCTTCTTACGCCGCTCTTTGCTCTCACGCTCCATGCGTTGCACGGCAATGAAGAAGGCGTGCTTGCTGCGTTGATCGTCGTTCATGGTCAACGGTCCTTGAACCAGCGTTCGTCTTCGCACCAGCGGAAGGCCTCGTCCGCAAGCTTGCGGATGGTTGCCGTGTTGGCCTCTTCCAGATCGATCTCTTGATCGCGGGCCAGCTCTTCCATGATCTCCAAAACGATGTCCGTCTCATGCCGCTCTGTGCCGAGCCAGTGCTCGACGGTTTTGCCGAGGGTGGGTTGCAGGTTCATGCGGGTCATCAGGCGGTCTCCTCTTCTTCGTCTTCCATCTCCCAATAGCGAAGCTTTTTGAGATTTAGGTTTGCCGAAAGCCGGACGCTTCCCCCCGAATGCACATCGACAGTCTCAATCCTTATCTTCTTCACCATGTGTCGGGCGTTCATATCGGGTTCTTTCAACCCAAGACTTTCGTTGATTTCGTCGCAAACTGTCTTCCACGTTACGGTCTCGCCCTCTTTCAGACTGACGATGACGAAGGTCTCCATCGTCACCCTAAACTCTAAGTCTATGTACGGGTCGGTCATGATTAGTCCTCCTCACGTTCGAACAGGTCAAAGCCTTGTTCGTTGCAGTATTCGATTACGTCTTCGATGGTCGCAAACCAGCACGCAGACAGAGGCGTGCCCCAGCGGTCCAACAGATAAAACCCAGCGTCTTCCTCGTATCCAAGAATGACAGGCATCAGGCAGTCTCCTCTTCAGAAGCCTCGTCGCAGAAGACGAGCGTGGCGCGTTGCAGGATGTCGAGTACGTTAAGCTTCTCGCGGTTCGCCAGATGCAGGAGATCGGTGATCAGGTCCTGCAAGGCCTCCTCGGTTTCGGTCTGCCCCGTGTCCGTCATGAAACGGATCAGAGCGGCATGTGCCATGTCGGCGCGGTCGGCATTGTTCATTGATCTCTCCTCACCAAGATGCCCAGTAGATTACGTCTCGCCACTCGCTGTCGGGTGCGCTCTCGACCCATTCGATGGCGCGTTGCAGGGTCGAGACGGTGTGCTCGAAAGCTTCCTCGGAATAGTCCTCCCCGTCTCTGTCGAGTGCGCCCGATTGGATTTCGGCAAGAAGCTCGCGCAGTCCATTTGCGCTGAACGAGATGTTCTCGCCCTGCACGATGTCGGCATGGCGCTCTGCGATGTGGTTCTGGAGATTCCAATCCTTGCGCCAATAGCCAAGCTTGACGCGGATCTCGTCGATCTCATTGCCATCGCTGTGCAGCATCGGGGCATAGCTCTCACCAATAGGGGCGATGCCGGGGACGATGCGACCAGATAAGTGGATGTCGAGGCCCATGGGTTGATCCTTTCAATGATCAGGGGCGGAGTTTCGGTAACGCCGGGAGACCGTGGCACGGTTCTATTTACACTGTCAACCGTCCACGGCCCGTTTTGGGTCAGGCTGTTGGTTCGTCTTCTCCGACTTCGAGAACCCATGCGCGATATTTGTTCCCGCCGATGGAGCGAGTGACAAGCTTCAGAAGAGTGCTCGTTTTGCCGAGGTTTCGTTTCCGGTATTTGTGAAAGGAGGCATGCGCTGAAGCGCGAGCATCGGCCCCGGTCAGAACAATGCTGTCTCCGGGTTTCATTTGGGGCCACGGGAAACGGAAATCATCCGGATCTTCTGGGGTGGGGACATCGTGTTCGATGGGGAAACGGGTCATGGAGTGTCCTACTGGGTTAAAGAAGCTTGTTTTTATAACGGTTTAACCCTTTATCGTCAATCTCGGACCATGGACCTTGCTTAAAGCAAAAGAGGTTATCAAAAAATATAGCAGCTAAGTCCTTGAATCTACGTACTTATCAAAATATCGAGGGTACTTTGGAAATTTAGGGTATCCGGCCCGACCCCCCTCAAATCACATACGTAAAACTACGTATAAAATCTGCCTAATGCAGCGAAAACCCTGATACTGAAAGCACCCCATATATTTTGATAAGTATCTAGATTCAAGCACTTAGCTGGTATAAAGTTTACAATCTATGATAAGTTGGTGTCCTTTAGAGCAGAACCGATGCCGTGTTATACTGCGACATCGATCAACCAATGGAGGTTGCCCCGTGGCGCGAGCCAAAACCACGCACAAGCCTAAGCTTGATATCCTTGTGAACCCCAAGACCAAGGGTCTGACTGAAAAGCAGGAGAAATTCTGCCGCATTTACGCAACCGAGGACGTTACGAGGACCGAGGCGGCGAGGCTGGCAGGGTATACCGAGAAGACTGCCCCCATCGCGGGGTCGCGCTTCTTGAATGGCCGAGACTACCCCCACATCCTTGCTCGGATCGCCGAGATCAAAGAAGAGCTATCGAAAAAATATGAGGTCACGTTTGACAACCACGTCCGCCAGTTGGCGCGGATTCGAGACGCTGCTTACGAGAAGGGAAACTACCCCGCTGCGGTTTCCGCTGAGAAGGCACGGGGTCAGGCTGCGGGTCTGTATATCTCCCGGCAGGAAATCTTGGTCGGTAAGATTGACCAGATGTCTCGCGAGGAAGTCCTAGCCGAGATTGCAAAACTGCAAACGGAGTTTCCCGTTCTTGCAAACGCGACAGCGCCGACCATCGACATGATCCGAGGACCGAGGGGCGAGGACGATCTATTCGTTGCCGATCCCGATCAGGAAGAGATTCTGGCGGAGCTTGAGCAGTGAATACCGAGGCAGCGGTATTTAAATACCTCAAGCGCAAACTGCCACAGGTGGATTGGCAGAGGATCGAAGCTTGGGTGGGGGCGGGGGTGCCAGATGTAAACGGAGCCTTCCTGTGGCCTCCGGAAGGCCAGCAACAGGCCTTTGAGATCTGGTGTGAGTTGAAGGTTTGCAAGCTAAAGACGTTTAAGACGGAAGGCCTATGGAGACCTGCACAAATCGCATACATTACAAGGCGTTCATGCGTTATAGGCAATGTATGGAACTTGGTCAGCCACCCTCGGGCCGAGGTCCTTTATATTTATTCCGGGGACAAAACCCCCTTGCTCTCGACGGATTCGACAGGTTCGACAGATCCAGATCTGGTGCTGCCGTTCGATGAACCGTGGACCACGGCCCTTGATCTGTTCGCCTCTCGACAGGTTCGACAGGTTCGCCCGATAGATCCGATAGATCCGACAGATTCGATAGATCCGCCGGCCTGCCGGCAAAGAAAAACCCCGCCAAGCGAAGGCCAGGCGGGGATAAGTTGAACAGTGGAGAATCGAAAGATTAGAGCGAAGCCGCCTGGTGTAAGCTTGGCGGTGTTGCGTCCTGTCGTTTCGATAGGCCTGACGCTATCAGATCAGCGCCCCGATTCGCAAGGCCTCTGATGCCGCATGCTGGGCGTCATGGGATAGGCGCCGATTGATTCGCAATGCGCCCGCGTACCATGCGGCGAACATCCGGCCGCGTTCATATGCCCATTGGTCATTAGTGTATGGGAAGGCGTCAGGGTCGAAAGGTTTGCCGGAGCGATAGTCCGAAAACCCCCGGCCGAACGGCCGGGAGCCTAGAACCTTGCGGAGCGGGGTTTGGTGACGGTCGCTTGTGTTCGTCATTGGAATCGGCTCCCGGTCGGACCATGGGCCATGATCACAATGTCCGCGCGTGCTTTGGCCGATAGACCGCCGCATGCCTTGCATGCTTCGCAGGTGGTTTTCTGTCCTGCCTCTTTTGATGCCGGACAAATCACTTCGCCTTCGATGGTCGCGGCGTCCTTGCCGCGCACACGGAAGGACCGCCACCCCATTGCGCGAGCCAGTGCTAGGTCACGCGGCGAGTCGACGGATGCCATGCATATGGACTTGAAAGCCTCGAAAGATTTCCGTTTCCACTGATGCGTGTAACCCGTTCGAGCCTTCACCTTGGCAGTGGCGTTTGCCCATATACGAAACGGCGCCGCGGCCGGATCGCCATATGTGCCAAGGCGAAAAACCGAGCCTTCGAACAAATCGGGAAGGATGCTCGCGTCATAATCTCTACCGGGTCGCGCGTAGCGGCCGCGCGTATAAGCCCCGAACACTGATTCGACGGACCGTCCTACGTTCACATAACATGTGCCGCCGTTTGCCGGTCGATGGATACAGGTCCCGCATATGCTCTTGTCGAGACCCGTTGCTAGGGCTTCTAAAGGCCTTACGTCTTGACGGATGATAAACGTCTGGACCATGCCGCCGGTCTTTTCGTTGTTCGATTTATTCGCGATGCGGTTCGCGATAACGACGATAGGGCCACCGTCTATTGCGCTTCGCCCCTCATAAAGAATAACGCCCGTGTAACGTGGCGTTGAACCCTTCAAAGCTTTGAGCATGTCTGCTGCTGTTGTGATCATTGTGCTATCCCTCTCTATTGGAAACAACGAAAGCCCGGGCATTGTGCCCGGGCTTGTGATCAATTGTCAATTTTATTTTAGACCGATTAGGCCTTTCAACTCCGCCTTGATCCGTCTGGCATTGTCGCCCTTCCATGTTCCCGCGTTTGCGAGAAAATAGGCAACGATAGACTTGGCTGAGTCTTGATAGTACCGGCCATCAATCGAGACCAGGTGCTGCAACGCGTCGAGATATGGCACGGCGCCAAAATAGGGTTTTCTCCAATCGGTGCGAATTTCGCGTGCTATGAGCCACAATGGACGGTGTTCCATGATTTTCTCTCCCCTCACTTGATGCCTGTCGGACCATGGGCCATGATCACGATATCGTCGCGCCACCAGTCAGCGTTTTCGAATAGTCGCTGAAATTCAGCGGCGGTTTTGGCCCAATGCAGGATGCGCGCACATTCGACGTCCGAAATGTCGAACCCGCAATGCGTTTGAATAGCACGGATCATGCCGTCCGACCCGATGGTGAATTCGTCGTAGATGGTGTTAAGATTTGTCATGGTCTTCCCCCTCTCACTTGATACCGGTTGCGCGTTTGCGCGGGTTAATCGAGACGCGCGTGCTCTTTGTCGTTTTGGTCACGGCAATGATCTGCGCGGGCGTGAGCAAGGCCTTCACCTTGTCAGAGTCGAAGCGCATGGTCTCGATGTCATAGCTAATTGAGCACGAGAAAAGCTTGCCGTGGATGTCCTTCAAACCCGAGGCCGAAAGCTGAGTTTTTAGGTCACGCTCTTGATCCGTCAGGATTGCAATTTTCGCTTTGAGCCTGCCGAGTGCATCGACCATTTGATTCAGTGTCATATTGTCGGACATTTGTTTTCCTCTCTCTTTTGGAAACGATCAGGACATCGCGTCCCGAACGAATAACAACGTAAGAGAAAAATTGACATTTGACAATAGCTAATATCAAGCGGTTGGCCCATTATGGGTCATGGTCCAGCGCCCATATATAAAGACAAGCCGGCCGGCCGCACGGGTCCCTATGCCGAAAACCGAAACGGATTTCAGAAACGTCAGAGAAAACCGATCCCCCCTATTTGACCCCGGCCAGTCGCCAGTTGCCCTGAAAATCCGATTTTTCCCGGAATGTGAGCAACTTTGAGAATTATGGTTTCCCTAACGTAATCTACAAAGAGGGTCTAGGATCCCCTACCCCCATATGATATAAAAAATTCCAAGGATCCCGGACCAAGCGGAAAGTACAAATGGCCAAGAGCCCTGTTCTCGGTACAGCAATTAAGCAGGCATTTCGGGATACTAAGTCTTGTCCCCCGGCCACGCTGGATGTTCACATCAATCTAGCTAACCGCAACCATGCGATTGAAGACTATGGCTATGGCCCGCTCAACCCAGACGAAGCAAATGAGAAGTTCTGGAAAAGGCTCGCGAAGCTTTGGAACATCTCTCCTGAAGAAGCCAAGACAGCCCGCTGCGGAAACTGCGCGGCCTTCATCCAAACCGAAAACATGCTCGCCTGTATCGCCAAAGGCATGCAAGACGAAGACGAACCGCCGGCCGTAAAGAAAGCTGAGGCCACCGCGGCAGAAGCTGTCTCTGCTGCGGCGAACCTTGGCTACTGCCAACTGTTTCATTTCAAATGTGCCGGCGACCGTACGTGTGACGCATGGTTAAAGGGCGGCCCCATAAAGTAAGATGGAACTAGCTCTCGCCCTCAGCATCTTCTTGTTCCTTGCCGGCGCGGCCGCGTGCCTGATGCTGGCGATCTTCCGCGTGTTCTTTTCTATCCGCGGCTGGCCTTGACCTTGGTCCAAGGACCATGGCACATTGTCCTTAGTAACGCCTTCACTTCCACTTGCATCCCCGCCTGAACTCTCCCCTCGGGCGGAAGGTAACCGGTTCCCCTCCCATTGGCCGGTTACTTCCTTTGGACCCGCCTTGCTCCGGTGAGGTGGGTCCAATTTTTCCCATTCTTGATGTTGCGGACGGTAGTATGATCGATCCCGTAATCCTCGGCGATCTTTACCGGCAGGCGGTCATCGTAGAATATGTCGAGCACCTGATCTTCCGTCAGCTTTGCGCTACCATTTTTCGACCCACGACTACTTCTGTTCCTGATGACCCGATCCAGCATGTTGTCTTGATGGGTGCCCGTCTCCAGATGCCAAGGGTTCACGCAGAGCGGATTATCGCAGCGGTGACGAACTACGAGCCCTTCCGGGATCCGGCCATGAAAGTATTCGTAGCAAAAGCGATGAGCGGAGAGACTGGTGGATCCCACGGAAAATGATCCATAGCCCATATGCCCACGGCCCATGGCCCCTTTCCATTCCCAGCAATCTTCCATTGACGGTCGCACATTGACCTTGGAAAAGAATCTGGCAATGTCGTACTTGTCTGGTTGTGGTCCGTCCGCCAAACCCAGATCCCCATGTAATGCCGCTGCGTTATAACAAATCGTAGCGGGATTGAGGAGATACTTCTTTTGGCCGAAGATTCTGGTTACTACGAGAACCCCTATGAGGGTCAGACGATCAGCCCCACGCAGCCGACGTGGAAGGATCGTATTGCGCAATTCTTGATGGGTGACCAGCGTCCGTCGGTTGAGCGGCGTAATTTTGTTGAAGGCTTGATGGGAACGTCGGGCATCGGCCCATCTGGTTTTGGCATTGCCAGTTTGACGCCGGCCGGTCCGATTCTTGATGCGCAGGAAGCGGCGCAAGGCGGCGACTATCGCGGTGCGGCCTTGGCCGCTATCCCTATCCCAGGAGCGGCCAGAGGTCTCAGGGTTTATCACGGATCACCCTATGACTTTGAGCGGTTCAGTCTTTCTAAAGTAA